GCGTGAGCGCGGTCAGGCTCTCGCTCGCCACTTCCTGCGTCTGGGTGGTGACGTAACTGCCGGTCCCGCCGGTGCCGGTCGGGAACAGCGCCGCGCCGCTCGGTGGGCCAAGCGTCGTGATGTAGGTCCCGGCGGTGATGCCGGAGCCGGCGATCTCGGCGCCGTTCAGGATCGTGCCGGTGGCCGCACTCACGTCCAGCACGTTGCTGCTGCACGTCACGGATGCCGACGATGCGGTGGTGGAGGCGCTGGTGACATAAACACCGGCCCCACCAATCGTGCCGCTGGTCTGGCTGACGATGTAGACGCCGGCACCGATGCCAGTTCCGGCGATTGCCGCGGACGCTGCGCTGCCGGGGTGGATGGTGCCGGTGACGCTTGTGACGGTCAGGTTCGTGCTGCTGGCCGTGGCGGTGAACGTCGCGCCGAATGTGCCGGTCAGAGTGGCCTGCGAAGGTCCGGTCAGCCCCAGCGCCGTGGTGATGATCTCCGCGGCGTTGCTGAAGCTGGTCGCACTGGACAGGTTGATGCTGGAGGACGTATGCGCCACGCCATCGACCGTCACCGTCAGCGTGCCCGCCGCGATGGCCTGCAACTGCGCCAGGGTGAGTGCCGAGATGTTGCCGCCCTGCATGTAGGCGCCGACTGAGGCGGTCGGATACTGCGCGAACAGCAGCGCCGCCGGCACCGCGGTCGCGCCGTTGAACCCGCCGAAATAGACCGCCGCCGAGATGGCCTCGTTCGACGTGGCGCCGCAATAGGTTTGCACCGCCGCGAGGTTCGGGAAGGATAGCACGCTACCGATCGGGAACCGCGTGTTGGTCGTCAGCATCAGCTCGATCAGTTCGAGCGCGGCGCCGCCTGCGGACAGAACGCTGGGCACCACATCGACAATGGCCGATGCCGGGATGGTGTTGATCGTGCCGCTCATGCTGGGGGGCTCCTAATCGACCGGCTGAAGCACATCGACCGGATACGGGGTGACTGTCAGTGCGTCCGCGTATTGCGCGGGCACCTGGACGACGGGGTTGATTTGCAATTCAAGATCGACCGAATACCGGGTCTCGAACTGCGCTTCTGCGTTGTCGAACGCGAGTTGGCGCGGTTCGCTGGTGTAGAGTGGCACCACGGCGGGATTGGCCGCGTAGAAAGCGCTCACCGCGTACTGATCGCGGAACAGCGTCGTGATGATCTGCGCGTTGTCGCCAGCCGCCGGGCCGTGGATGTCGAGCTGCACCGTGAGGCGCGTCATCTGGAGGTTCTGGCTTGCGCCGCCGGCAAGCGGGCCGCTGGAGACCGTCTGGGCGGGCGCTATGGTGTAGGTGCCCGTTCCCCCGGTTCCGGTGCCGAACGCCGTGACGGCCGTGCCAGGCGCGACCGTGGGGCCGAAGACGGGGGCGTTGGGCAGGATGGTGCCGGTCAGCAGCGCGGTGACGGTGAGTGTGGTGCCAGCGATCGAACCGGTGAACGTGCAATCGGCCGCGCTGTCGATGTTGGTCGCGATGCGGGTGCGCGACAGCGGCCACATCTCGATGAAGTTGGGCGCGGCGGGTTCCGGGACGCGGTTGTCCTGGCCGCGGATCAACTCGACCCCAGGCAGCATGCCTTGCAGGACGGTCGTTACGGCGGTGAAGACTGCGGATTCGGTGAGGGAGAGGGTGGCGGACATTGGTTTGCACCCTCTCAACTGGGCTGATAGGATGCGTGCGCTGCGGTGCACAGGCTCTCTGGCTTGAGGAACGTAATAGTTCGCGCCTAGCCGGGATAACGGCGCTTGCTTCGGTAGGCGCCGTTCCTGCCGGCGGCAGCCACCTAACCCGCCGTCGCCGCCGCCTTAACCCGCCCAGCCTCCAGCGCCGCATGCACATCGGCCCGCAGCCGAGCCGCAACACCGCGGCGCAGTTCGGCCGCGTCATCGTCGCGCTTCTCGGCAGCAATCGTGGTCAGCACAGCGCGGCAGCGGATCAGGAGATTGCGGAGATCAGGGTCCATCGTCTTCCGCCGTCGCGTTATCGACCGCCGCCTTGAACTCGGCCACCGTCTCGGCGAACTGCGCAACGCAGCGCTCCAGATCGGTCGTGTCGAGCTTGAACCGCATCGTCCCGCCGGCGGCGCGCGGCGCATGCGCCGCCATGGCCTCCCAAACCTCGACCGCCAGGTCCATGGCGCTGAAGCCAATGGGCCGGATCGTGCCAAGCCGGTCCAGTACCGCAGCCTCGCCGGCCGCGAGCATTTCGGGCGTCGGGTCGGTCACACGCGGCGGCCGGGCCATGCGTCGCCAACGGAGCGCGAGCGGTTCGGTATGCCGGCGTTCGGGGCGGTGGCCATGCCGGGTTGGTTGTCGCGGCCAGTGCGGCGCGCTTCGGATTCCGCAATGGCCTCGGCCTGCTTCTGCGGTTTTCCGGCGTGGATTTCGGTAGCTATGTTACGCCCGATCACAGATTCGCTTTTGCCGCGTTCCAATGGCATCCGATCAACTCCCCGCCTGTTGCGTTACCACGCACTTCGTCCACCCAGGCCACCGCTCCGGTATCGCCGTCACCAGCCACGTCTGCCCGAGGAACTTCATCACATCCCCGCCCTTCCCGGCCGACCGCACGACGCCAGCAACGGCGCCAGTCAGATACACAGCGCGATTGATGGCTTGCAGGTTCAGGCCGTCCAGCTTGGCGAGGTCGCGCGCGGTCAGTTCCTGGACTTGGGCGAAGATGGTGACGGACGCGGCATAGGTTGGCGTCCGGGTCGAGTCAGGGTTGGTCGTGTAGCCGGTGCTTTGCAGGACGCAGATTTCGATCGGTGGATTGACCGAGCCAATCGCCGAACTCGCTATGTTGTGGAGGTTCATCTAGACTGCCCGCCTGTCATCTGGTCAGTATGTTGGTGGCAGTCGGCCAGACCAGCGAGGAACGAAGCGATGAGCGAGATGGAGCGCGCATATTGGATGTGGTGGCGCAAGCAATTTACAGACAACGCAGCGCCTATCCTGAGCAGTTCAGCACTGCTGCGCATGCAATTGGCGTTGCGCGGAACGCCCCAGAGTTAGTCCCCGACTACGCCTGAAACCCAATACTATTAAGCGCCATCGAGGACGCCCCGCCGGTGGTGGTCGTCACCAGCGACGTCACCTCGATCGCCATGTGCGCGCCGGGCGTCAGGCCGGTGCCGGTGATGGTGAACGTCAGTGTCGCGGCGGTTGTGATCGGCGTCTGCTGCGCCGCAGATACGGTCAGCGCGGTCTCGACACCGTTGACCTCGGTGTAGGCCGCCACGGTGGTGGTGGTCGATGCCGCGGTCACGTCGGTTGCCGTCGCCACCACGGTGTTGATCAGGACTGGGATCGCCGCGCCGGCCACATAGGTGGTCGGGAGGTTGAATTCCCAGAGCATCTTGGTCGTCGCCGGGGTCGCGCCGGATGTGGCGGCGCCGGTCAGAACCATCGACGTGCCGGCGGTGCGGGCAATGCCGGGTAGCGTGGTCGCGGCGGTCGCCGTGATCATCGGCAGACCGGCATCGGTCTTGACGTCAGTCAGCAGCAGGTAGCGGGTCGGGGGCGCGGCGCCAACGACAAGCGCGATCGCGCCGCCCGGGACCGAACTCGTCTCCAGATTGACCGTGGTGCCGGCAGCGAGATTGGTGGTCGAAAGAGCAAGCGCCGTCATGAGGATTCTCCGGTGGTGACTTCGTGGTCAACCTTGCGCCACATGTAGCCGGTGTCGATCAGCGGATCATCGAAACCCTTGCGCTGTATTGTGCTCGGCGCATTCGGCGGCGATGTCAGCGCCTTGATCGATGCCTGCAACTGGCCGCCAATCGCCTCGCCGACGACATCGAGCGCGGCGCGGGCATCGTAATCCTTGGCGCGCAACTGCGTCGCGATTGCTGCCGGCCACTCGCGGCTCTTCGCGGCGATCATGTTGCGGAAGAACGGCCGCGGAGGGATGTGGATCGTATAGGCGTCGTGGGCATGATCGGTAGCGAAGTTCGATTGCGCTTTCTTCACGAACCGGCCGCCGCGGAGGAACTTGCCGCCCTTGACCTTGCGGTAGATCGTGACAGCGCCTGGCTCGCGCTGGATCGTGGCGCCGAATTCGTTGATGGCGGCGACGTAGGCAACGGAAGTGCCGTTTGGGTACATGGCGCCTTCGAGAAAGCCGACCCGGACCTCTGGATTGCCGCCAGCACGTGCAGCAATGCCGTTCAGCGTTGCGTTCAGCTTGTCGCCGCCGCTGAAACCATCGGATGGCATGTTACCAACCCCTCCCGCCGAAGCCGGCGCGGCTCACGCCGAGATAGCGGGTGGGTGCCGGGATGTAGCGCATCGTCCGGTATTGCGCGGTGGCAGCCCAAAAAAGGGCGCCATACGCCGTCTGGTTGAACCATGCCGCATTCGGATTCGACGGCATGTCGAACGCGACAGACACCGAGCCCTCGGACGCATTGGAGATCCGGCCGACCGGCGGGGTTTCTCCGTTCTGCGGCAGGAGCAGCTTGGCGATATGCGCGGTGAGGAAGTTCAGCAGGTTATTGCGCTGGCCGGCACGGCTGCTGTCGGTGACGACGCTGCTGTAGGTGTTGTTCAGGAAGATGCACGCCATATCCCAGTACAGACCAGCCGCCATTTGCGAGACCGACGACAGTTCCGGGAACGCCGTTTGCCACAGCGAGTAATCGAACGGAACGATGCCGGCGCCGGACATCAGGCGGCCTGCTTATCCGCCGCAGCAATACTCCGCGGCGTCCTGGGGTCAGTCTGGATGACGCGACCTCCACCGTCTGCGATGGTTGGCGTCAGCGGCTCCAGGCCGGTACGGATCGACACATGATCACGCGCCCATGCCTCGGCGTCGGCCGGCTTCTCGTGTGCATAGATCAGATGGTTGCGCACAAGGTCGAGTTCGTTGTTCTGGTACATCCACTTGTCCCAGAAGTCCTTATCGACGTTCGGCGTCGCCGCGTAGCCGCCGGAAACCAGGATGTAATTGCCGGCCTTGTCGCGCGGGGCGTGGCCGTGCGGCGCGGCGGTGCCGTTGATGTCAACCGGCTCGCCCATCGGCCGCGCCAGCTTCACCTTGCGCGAGCCGCCGCCCATGACGAGTTCGTTTTCCTCGCGAACCTCATGCAACCGGAGGCGCAGCCCGGCCGGCAGCTTGCAGAAAACGGTAACGGTCGCAGGCATCAGACACCCACCATCTGTGCAATCGCTGTGCCCTGGCGATAGATGAAGCCCCAGCTGCCTTGGGTCAATTTCTGTTTGAAGCTCGAAAGCTCGATAACGATCTTATGGCTGCGCAGCTTCTCGTTGAACGCGCAGTATCCAGTCTCTTGGCCTTCGACCTTCTCAGCGATCAACTGCACGAGGTTGCCGGCCGCATTGCCCTGTGGGTTCGAAGACGTCACCGCGCCGTACAGCGGATCGGTCTCGATCCTGATGTTCGGGAAGTTCTTCTTCAGCAGGTCCATCACGTTGACGTTGAACGTGTTGGTCGCCGTCAGGGCAACGTCGGTCTCTGGATCCAGCACCATGACGAGACGGTCGATCTTGGTGACGAGGCCGTTATTCTGCTTCACAAGTTGGAGGAACAGCGCCTGGATGTCGAGGTAGATCTCGTTCGCCGTGGCGTTGATGGCGCCGTTCTTGGTCCACCCGTTGCCGCCGCTCGCCTTCGGGCCGGGGGTCAGGGCGGCAGACAGAGACGGCTCGTTCAGTAGACCGTAGTTCGCCAAACCGGCCACACCGAAATGGTATGTCAGGTTCTGGAACTTGTTCAGCGCGAAGATACCAGCCTCTTGCACGCCAGCCGCCCAGCCGATGCGGGCCAGGCCGGCGCGTTCCATCTCGCGCTCGCCATATTGCAGGATGGTCTGGTAGAGATACGCCTGCCGCTGCGGGAAGGTCATGTTCAGCCCGGCCGAGCCATTGTTCGAGTAGTCGCCATACGACGACACCTCGCCAGTGTTTTCCGCGATCGGGAACATGGCGGTCTCATCGAGCCACGAACCCTTCTTGACCTCACCAAGAATGTCCGCGCCCTTGTTCGGGGCGAACAGCACCTTGTAGATCTGTGGGTCAATGACTGTGGTCAGCCAAGACGGAATGCCGGCGTTCGGTGTGGTGGACAGCGCGGGCTGCGCGTCCATCGCCAGACGGTAATCCGACTTCCACTCCGGCTCCAGCAATAGCATGGCGCCCTCGAAATGGGCGCCCATACGCTCGGCTTCGGCGAAATAGGGGTGACGCTGCATGGTGGTCTCCTTTGAAACCTATGGAGTGGGACTCACCCCTATTGGTTGGATCAGCCGTACGTGCTGATGTGTGATGTGATCTTTACGAGTTCGCCTGCCAGGCCGTTTGAGGCGCAATACCACTTGGTTTCTACGTTGACCGCCGCCACCGTAATCGCCGTGCTGTTGACGACGGTGTTGTTGTTCACGACATAGGTGCCGGCGCCACCGGTGCCGGTGCCCAGCGCGGTGATCGTGGTGCCGGCCACGACGTTGGTGCCGCTGATGACATCATTCACAGCGAAGCCGGACACGACGGTGCCGCCAACGGTCAACAGGCCGTAGGTGCCGCTGATCGTGGTCGAGGCGACGGTCTGCTCCGGGATGCTGACGTAGTAGGTGCCGATGCCGCCGGTGGTGCCGCTGATCTGCGAGACGATCTGCGTGCCGGTGGTGACGTTGGTGCCGCTGATCGTGGTGCCGGGATAGACGGTGCCGGAGCCAACCGCGGCGACGGTCAGGATGTCGCCTGCGATCGAGCCGGTGACGCTGCTGGTTGTGGCCGCAACGGTGGACGCTGAGCCGCTGGCGCCGGTGGTGGGCACTCCGGATGCGGCGAACGTGGCCTGGCCGTTGGCGAAGGTCGCGTATGCCTTCATGCCGACCGTGGCGACGCCGGAGCCGTTGTTGACGACCCAGAAATCGCCGCCGTTCATCAGCGTGACGGGGAGGCCGGCCGGGATCAGCATCGAGGCCGAGCCGAGATAGTTCTCGATCATGGCCTGCTCCGCGCGGTGCACGAAGCCGGCGACGTTGCCGGTGCCGAAGTTGTTCACCCAGCTATTCGTGCCGTCGCCATCGACTGGCGGCGCGACCCATGCGAACAGGCCAACGGTTGTGCCTGCCGCGCCGGCGACCAAGCCACCAGGGCCGGCGTCGAATGTCCAATATGGGTTCTTGCTTGCGAAATCGCCAGCGACGGCCGGGGCCTGCTGCACGTTGACTTGGGTCTGACCCAGTGCGGTCATGTCAGTCTCTCCTGTGTGGCTGGATCAGATCGTGCGGATGCGGCTTGCGCCGGTCAGTTCGGCGAAGCTCTTGGCGGCGGCAGCGTCGGTGGCGAGGCGCGGGGTGGCGCGCTGATCCCGCGCCCGTTCCTTCGCCATCTCGACCATCGCCGGCAGGGCGGACGGATGGACGCCGGTATGCTTCACGCCGGCATGATCGAGCGCCAGGCGGTACACGGCGTCGGCGCCTTCCTGCGGCATCGCCAGCTTGCCGATCAGCGGCTCGACGGCGCGCTCGGCATCACGCAGCGCGGCGTGCTTGCGCTCGGAACCGGCGACGGCATCGGCAATCGCCGCATCCATCGCTGCCTTGGTGATCGGCTTCGGCTCGTTGTCCTTGGCCGTGCGATCACGGGCCGCCTTGTCCTTGGCGTCCTTTTCCTCGCGCTCGCGCTTTTCCTTTTCCTCGGGGGTCTCTTCGTCCCGAGCGGCCTTGTCCTTCGCAGCCTTGTCCCGAGCGCGCTTCTCCATGCGCTCTTTCTTCTCTTCCTCGGTCTCGGCCTCTTCGTCGCGCGCGGCCTTGTCGGCGGCCTCTTTTTTCCGCTTGTCCTCTTCGGACTCTGGCTCGGCGTCCATCGTGTCGGGCTCGCCCTCGCCTTCCTTGTCGAGCGAGTCCAGCATCTCGTGCATGTCGGCCAGCGTGGCGTCCTTCGCCAGCTTGCCATGCGCTGCCGTGGTTAGGCGCCGCGCGATCTCGGGCTTGGCGGTGGACCAGTTCGCAGCGGTGGTGCCAAGCAGAACGGCCTTAAGGTCGATCTTGGCATCCTGAGCGAGTTTGGGCTTCAGGTACGCGGACAGGGCGCCGCGGGCCAGAAGTGCCTTGCGGGAAATGGTCATAAGGGACTCCTGACCTAGTGAGATTGAGGGTTGAAGTTCTGGTGGCATCGAGTCTTCGACGAGCACGTCAGGTCCGGCGCGGCCATCTGTGACCGTGGCGAAATGGTTGAACTTGATATTCCGCATCACGCCATCGTAGGGTTCGCCTTCGTAAACCCCAGGCGTCATGTCGGGATCGTAGGAATAGCTCGCGCTGATCTGCCGCTTTTTGTTTGTCTCGACGCCATCGATCCCATCGCGCGTCCAGAACGCCATCGAGTTCCGCAGATAGGGATGCTCGTAATCCGCATCCGTTCCCGTGGTGCCGACGATCTTGTCCCGGTGCGGGTCATCCGGCGACTGCGCGACATGCCGCGCCATCACGGGCTGATTGTTGGCGGTCGGGACAGCCTTCTTCAGTTCGTCAGGATCACGCAGCAGCTTGTATTTGCGCTGCGGGTCAAGACCAAGTTTCTCGGCGTTCGGTATCTCGTGGCCGTAGTATTCGTTGACGGCAGCCTTAGTGAGCGGCGTCTGCTTGACGTGCATCCGGCCGAACGTATCGAAGTTGCGGACGGACTCCGGGTCGAAGTCGAAGGCTATAGCTTCGTCATCAGCGCGCCTCATGTAGTAGTCGATCATGGCCGATGCCTCTTCGCGAGTGAGGCTCGCGCTCGTGTTGAGCAACCAGTCATTGTATTCGCGTTGCGCGTTGCTGCCGTTATGGATCAGTCGTGCTAGGGTTTCCACTTGCGCTGATGAAGCGCCGCCACGCTCCGCAGCGCGACCTAGAACGCGGGTAATATCCTGCTTTGTAGCCGGTCCGGGTTCGGCGCGTTCCGGCTTTGCTGCTTTGAAACCACCGACATGCTCCAGCTTTCTCAATTCCTTAAGAGATTTTTCCAAACCTTTATGCAACTGCCCTGCGCGTTCGGCATTACCCCGTTCATAATGGAGACTCATCGCGCGATAGGTGGATGCAAGTTTGCCGTGGGCGGCGCCAAGCGTTCCCCGCCCGGCCGCGGTCGGGTCATTGACATACGCTGTCGTTCCGGGCGGCGGTAGACCAGCCGTTAATTCAGCCGCTTGCCCTTCATGAAATTTCGCGCCAGCCGTCGCACCCTCAGCGGACGCGGAAAACCGTCCAACATCATCGCGTGGGTGATCAGTTTCCTCGAACTTCGGCATCTCTCGCCCGCTCTGCAAAACAACCGCAACATCAACCGGAGTAGCTGGCGAGGCCGAGCCGTTCACAATCTCCAGCGTCGCAGCGTCCTCGGAAATACACTGGCGCGCGCGGTGTGGGGTCGTTAGTTCCCCGACGTAAGGTTCAGCCCCGTCAACTGCTGCAACGTCACTGCGGCCAGCGTCGTGTTGGCCCCGATCGTGAGAAACACCTGGGTGTCGGGCAGGATCGGCATGTCGTTCGGCGCGGTTGCGGCCAGCGTGCCGGCGGTGCCGATCGCTACGAAAGCCGGGTAGATGCCGAGGTTCGTCACGGCCAGGATAGTGCCGCCAGAAGGGATCGCGACGTTGGCGCTGGTCGGACTGACGGCTAGGAACGTGCTGCTCGCAGGAGCGAAGGATAATTCGGCGGCCATTAGCTAAAACCCTCCACGATTGGCTTACCCACACAGCGGCAGCGCGGGAGTTCGCCGGGCCAAATCCGCTTCTTCACGTCCGGATCATACCAACCTTCGGCGATCTTGTAGGGCTTCCCGTCATTCTTAACGTGGGAGACCCTAGGTTCCCTGCCGCCAGCGCTGTGAAGCCATAAGGCCGTATCTATTCCGAGTTCCTGTTGACGAACTCGCGTGATGATCGCTGTCGCCTTGTTGTTCTGATCCATCGCGATAAAGGCTGCGCGCTTCCGCGTCACCCCGAACTGGGTCTCGATCTCTTTCACCATGCCGCCCAGATCACCGCCGCGCTGTATCGACCGCATCGCGATGCCCTGGACTTGCGTCAGGTATTGCTGCGGGATCGATTTAATGAGCGCGATGTTCTCACCAATACCGGCCTGGAGAGCTTGATTAGCGGCCGGCGTCATCCGGAACTTCACGCTCCAGCCGGCCTTCTTCAGTATCGACTGAAACGCCCCATCAGCCCGTTGCGTGGCCGACTTCGCGAAATGCCGCCCCAACTCCTCGGCCATCGTGTCGAAGCGCTTACGCCACTGTGCCCCGAGGTCGTCGAAGGTGCCGCGTAGGCCCATCGCTGGACTCACGTCAGGGTTATCACCGTCCTGCGCCAACTCGATCGGTGGGTTGCTGCGATATTGAGCGCGGACCCAATAGATTACCGAGCGGTTCATGGCTGCGATCTCGGTATCGAGGCGCTTACGGTACGCGATTTCCACGCCGATGTTCGGCCGCACTGGCGCCAATATTTTGCGTTTGCCATTTGGCGGAACGAGGCGACCAGCCATTCAACCCACCGACGATTCTTGCGCTACCAGTCTTCTGTCGGCCCCACTCGTTCGGCATAGGCCATTTGAATGTGGGGTGGGCTAAAAGCCAGCACGGGGCGCTTGCCGGTGGGGGAGATAAGCCTTGCTGCCATTGTGTCAGTGGCCTATGTTCGTCGGCTACCGGGCCATCGTGTCGGACCAACGGAGAAAGCCATGCCAACCCCACCAATGACCGCCCAGCTCGCGAAACTGCACGCCAAATGGAAAGCCGAGAGCGATGCGTCGATTGCCGCGCTCGGCTCTAGTTTCCCTGCTGGTGTGGTCACACGCGAGACCATGCGCTTGCTCGTGTTGGAATGGACGATCGAGATTGAGCGAGCGCAGGCTGGTGCTAAACGGACGTCGCGAAATAACCCGGGCCGCCCAACATGACCCGCGACATCCGCGCCACCCGAGACGCCCTCAACCTCACCACCGCAGCGCTGGCCCGACTGGTTGGCGTCACAGACCGCACCGCGTATCGGTGGATGGCTGGGACGCTGCCTGTGCCGGAGCCGGTTTGGCGGCTGTTGGAAAGGGAAAGAGAAGTTCGCGAACTACTCAATCAGTTTGGAAAACTACATGCGGCTGGGGTATTGCCGCTACCGTTTAGCACCCACCTGATGAGCGATCGAGAGTTTGCCGAGTATCGAGAGCGGGCAGCGCGGCGCCACGCTGTTGTCACCGTTGACGCCAGCCGCTTGGCCGAGCCGCCATTGCCCGATGAGCCTGACTTCCGGATCAAACCCCCGAGTTAGCTCCGCTCTCCGACCCCTCCTCTGCCTGATTATCCACCCGCTCGCTCGGGTCCGTCAGGTCCGGACTGCCCGGCATCTCCGGCGGTCCAGGCGCCTCACCCTCCAGACCGTGATATGAACTCTCCGGGTCAGCCGCGATGCGGGTCCGCTCATCCTCCGGCGCGATCACGCCGCTCTCGATGAACACCGCCGCGGTATCGGCCTTCGTCTTCTGGACGGCCGCGCGTCCGGCTTCGTCCAATTCCCAAAGCGGCAGAAATTCGTGGGTAATCTCGGGGTCGATCTCGCCAAATTCGTTCAGTTGTACCACATGCGAGACGTAGGTGACCGGATCGTCCAGCACCCGCTCTTGTCGGGCGTGCATCGAATCGTAAAAAACACGAATCTCGTCTTGGCTGGATGCGTTCAGCCCCGATGGCGTAATGCCGAATGCCTTGACCAGCGGCACCGCCGTCACAGACGACATATGCTCCTGCGCCTGCGCCTGAAGATGATCCAGCGTCCCAAGCGGCGCCGATACGTTGGTCAGGGCCTCGCGGTCCTTGTCCAGCAGCATCAGGCCGAGGTTGTTGCGCATCGCCGTGAACAGCGCGGCGCGGTCTTGCAAGCTCTGACCAGAACCGCCGGCCAGCACGGCGGCCATGTCGGTCTCAAGGACGAACACCGTGAACGCTTGGATCAGATCGGATACCGATTGCCGCGTGCGGAGCCAGTTGTCCACATACGGCTTCATCATCTGCGACAGCGACAGGCCGCCGAAATTGTAGGCCGGTTTCAGGATGTCCGGCACGGGTCGGGAAACCAGCGTGATGAGCCGCGTCGTGTGGATCTGGTTCCCCATCACGAACCAGGTCTGCGGGCGGTAGAATGTCGGGTTGCGGGGGTCGTTCGAATTGTAGCGGTTCGGCGCCACCCAGGTGGGGTCGATCAGTCGGAAGCCCTTGAGCGAGCCCTTAGCGATCTTGGCCTTGTCCAGCAGCAGCGGCGCCTGCATCTCGGGGAGGTCGTCGCGGTCGCCGATGTCGATGAATATCTGCGACAGACCCATGAAGCCCTCAAGCTCCAGCGCCTCGCGGAAGGTATGGCGGACCCGGAACCGCTTCATGGCGGCGGTCAGTTGGGTGATCTTGTCGGATTTGTCCTGCTTGCCGGTGGCCTTGAAGACGAGCCACTTGCGGGTCATCTCCTCGGCGATGACTTCGCAGGGGCGGCGGTATTCGGCACGCTGGGTGAGGGCGGCCAGAAACGGGTACCCCTCAAACCCAATTCCCTCTTCCCACATGCCAGCCGCGCCGGCGTAGCCGTAAACGCTGCCGGCCCGCGGCCCCCAGGCATCGTCCATGGCGAGTTTGGCGGCAGCGGGCAGAACGCCGGGGGCGTAGTCCGGCAGCCTGTACGGGCTCTCAGCGGTCTTGCGCGGCACGTTCGCCACGGCGTCGGCGGCGATGCGAAGGGCCGGGCGTTCGGGGCGCGGGAGGTGCGGCTCGATGCGGGGCGGCGGCGTCATGTCGGGTTGGCGACGGGTGAGAAACGGGAGATTCAGCATCATGCGTCCCGTTGGTTGGTTCAGCGTCGCACCCCAAATCGGGCCAATGCGCCGGGGGCGATCTGGATCGGGGGCGCCTTCATTCCCACCATTTCGAACGCGCCAGACAGGCCGTCCACCTGATCGTCATGGCCGCCGGCAGGAAACGCCGCCAGCTCATCGCGAAACGCCGCATTCCAGGGCGCTCTGACCATCGAGACATTGCCGATGTTCACCTGGCTTGCGATCGGCGCGGCCCGCGTGGCTTTGTCGCCGGTCTCGCGTTCCGAGATGATGTTGAACCCAGCCAGCGCCCGAGTGTAATGCAGAACCTGATGCTTGCCGGCTTGGCCGGGGTCTTCGGATAGTCGGATCTGGACCTGACGCCCGTCCTGTCCGGCCGTGTTGGTGATCGCGGCGCCAACCTCGTCCGGTCCGCCACGCAGCCGCACGATGTCGAGCACGATGTAGCGGCCTTCTTTCGTGCGGCCTAGCTTCAGCCCAACGGTCCAGTCGGGGTCATTCGTGCCCATCTGCTTCGTGGCGGCGAGGTCCCACGACCGGGCTGTGGTGACGCAAGGGGGCGCCTCGTCCAGCGTCTCGATCAGGTGCGGCTTGAACAGCGCACCTTCGGCCGGACGCGGGCTTTGCTGGTAGAGCGCAGCCCAGTCGCGCGTGGCGCCGGCGGCTTGGTATTCCGCATGCACCCGCCGCAGTTCAGCGGCGTAGGGGTAGGACGGTTCATTGTCCCACAGCCATTCGCCTGGCGCGCGGCCCAGCGCATCGTCTTCGCCCGCGATGGCCGGGAGGGAAACCACTCGCCACAGCCCGGCTTGGCGCTCCAGGAGCCGGCCGCCGAGGTCGTCTGCGTGCCAGCGTGTCATAATCACCACGATGGCGGCTTCCGGCTTCAGGCGCGTCCGTAGGTCGCTGGTGAACCAATTCCACTGCGATTCTCGCACGACTTCCGACTCTGCGTCGGCCCGCGAGCGCGTGGGATCATCAATGAGCGCGAGATCAGCTCGGTGCCCGACCATGGCACCACCAACGCCAACGGCGCGGTATTGCCCCCGCTGCGTTGTGCCCCACTGCTCGACCGATTCGCGGGTCAGACCGTAGCCCAGCAGCGCGGAATGGTCGCGCGCAAGAGCTATGACGCGGCGGCTGAATGTTTCAGCCATTGTAGACGTGTTGCTGGCGCCGATGATGTCGAGGCCAGGGCGCTGCGCCAGCAACCACGCTGGGAACAGCACGCTGGCATAGGTGCTTTTCGCGCTACCCGGCGGCATGTTGATCATCAGCCGGTCAGTCTCGCCGCGGGCTACGGCCTCCAGTTCGCGGATCAGCAGGCGATGGTGGCGGGCGGGGGTCTGGTTGACCGGCGCAAGGGCCTCAATGCACCAGGCGGCCAGGCTGTTCCGGCACTCCCGGCGCCACAGTTCCCGCTCCAACTGCAACTCGCGCACGGCGAGTTCGAATGGCGTCCAGCTCGGAGGCGATGTCGTCGGGGCTTCGATCTGCATCAGCGTTGATGTTCAGGTTGCGTTGGACCGGCATACCTTCGATCCGGTTGAGCATCTTGTCGGCCGCCTGGATGCGGGCCAGGTGCGGCGCGTCGCCGTCCAGCGCGATCTCCGACAGCACGCCCTTCAACTCCTCCGCCGTAGCGATCCGCCGCGCCCGCTTCGCTTCAACCTCCGGCGTCCCGCGTAGCGCGGCCAGGCCGGCGGTATTCTCCGGCGTGATTACGCTGCGGCTGTTCCCGTTTCCGGCGCCGCGGGCTGGGCCGCCCCAGCCTGAGCCGCTTGCTGGGGCGTTGCATGGCGGCTTGCCGCTTCCGGGATTTCGAGGGGTGCGGGGGGTGCGGGGGGTGCGGGGGGTGCGGGGGGTGCGGGGCATTCGTGCCAAACCTAAGTTATTTCCACCACCCTCACCCTATCCAGCCAAACCGGCGTCGGCCGTCCGAACACCGTTACCTCGACCCGCGTCCTCACGCCGTCGCATTCCAGAACCCACCCAGCGTGCCCCAGGAGGGCGCCGGCTTCGATCCGCACCGTTGCACCCACCGGCAGGACCGGACCGGCCTCAGGGGGCAGCAGAAGGCGCGCATCGTCGTCCCGCCGCATATCCTCGATCACGGCATCCCGAACCATGCCAGCCCGGCCATCAGGCCGCAGCAGGATTTCACGCACGCCACGGGTTTCGAGGATCGGCACGCGGGACTCGGTGTGGGTCAGGCGGATGAAGCCGTAGCCGGGCAGCCAAGGGACACGAACGGTATGCCAGAGCGTGCGGATGACCGGATCGAGCCGGCGGATCGCGACCAAAGGCGTGTAGGTCTCGTAACCCTGTCGGGTCAGCTCGCGCGTCGCACTGATCTCGGCTTGGCCCCAGTAGGCCACGACGCACCAGTGCTGGAGGTCGGGGGCGTAGGTGGGGATGGCGATGGGTTTCGGTTTGCGGCCGGCGCCTGGACGGCGACCGCCCCAGCCAATCTTGATTTCCGGGCTGTTTCCGGGCATGCCGAGCGCCGAAACGTCCCAATCCTTGGACGAAATCGGTGCGGGAGCGTCTTTGGCATAGTCCGGGGTTGGGGCGCAAGAGTTTTTTTTGGCAGTCATCGTATCGCTCACGCTGCGCTCCTTCGGCGGTTGTAGGCTTCGACCGGCGTTTCTGCGGGATCGGCATGGCAGACGCGGGATAGCTCATCCCGGCAGGTGATCACGGCTTGCGCGGCGCGTCGCCCTCCGGAGAGATGACCATGGGTCGGGCTCCCACCTGACCCCGGCGGATTGCGGCACATAGTCCATCCAGGACTTACTCAACAAAACCCCACTGCGGCTCAATCTGTAGATTCACGGTGCCAGGGTAGAATTCGCCAGACGACATGCTGCCGAACGCGGATACCCTCACCACCATGTGCTCGCCGAAATAGGAGAGCGAGTGGGCGACGACCGCCGCAACATCGTTCTTGATCGTCTGCTCTGGCTCGGCACAGGTGATTGCGCCGAATTGCTCTGCCAAGGAAGCCTTGACGGCTGGAGCCTTACCGATGGCAGCTACTGACCAAGTCATTTTCACTTCTCCCTGTCGGATTGGTGCAGC